AACGCCTAACGAAAAGCGTGAAGTAATGTCGTACGGTATGGACGAAGAAAACGATGCTTTAAACGATTATTTTATTCCTGCTAACCTTATACCTTTAAGCGGTGGTGATTTGCCCGAAGAACAAGTTGCAGAAGTACCAGCAGAAAATAATAACGAAGAAGTAAAAGCGTTGTTACAAGAACTATTACAAAAACAAACTTATAGCGACTACCCACAAGCTGCAACTAATAACGCCAAGCGTATGCTAGAATGGAGAGAAAAATACGGGCGTGATGAGGTACGTGGTGGTACAGAGGTAGGTTGGCAACGTGCTAACCAATTAGCAAGTCGTGAGGCATTATCTGTAAATACCATAAGCCGTATGGCACAATTTAACCGCCACCGTGAAAACGCTAAGGTAGCCGATGAGTATAAAGACACCCCTTGGAAGGATAACGGCTATGTAGCTTGGAATTTATGGGGAGGTACAGCTGGTGTTGATTGGGCTATTCGCAAAATGGAAAAACTGCGTAATGACTAATGAGCAAATACGCAATAAATGGGAACAGGAACTAAACAAGGCAGAACGCCTAAATATTAGTGCCGTTGCTAAACTATACCGCCAAGAGTACCGCAAGGTAATACCACAGGCGGTAGATAACTTACCCATAGACGAAAGGGCTATTTTTAGGTTTGAACTTATGCAGGATATGCTGGTAAACCTATACGTTAAAATAGGCGGACAGTTTGCGCTATGGTATTACAACGAGTTTAAAGATTATACAACCAAGGCAGAACCCAACCTAGACTTATTTAGCGAAATATGGGCTAGAGATTTTGCTTCGTTTGCTAAACGCTACGCTGGTGAGCAGATTGTACTGCTACAAGGCACAGCGTTAGCTACAATAAAAAAGGTAATACGTAAGCTAGTATTAAGCGAGGAATTTCAACGTGCTGGGGCTACCGTTCGTGCTAGAATGTTACAAGCTAGGTTTGATAAGTTAAGCTATTTACAAGCCGAGCGTATAGTACGTACCGAAGCAACCACAGCTGCAAACTACGCAATAGAACAAAGTGCGGTAACAATGTACCCTAGGGAACAACTTAAAAAACGTTGGATAACTTCAATGGACGGCAGGGAGCGTGATTGGCACGGTGCAGTAAATAATCAAGAAGTATTAAGCAACGAAACCTTTTTTGTAGGTGGCGAACGTTTAATGAGAGCTGGACAAGGTTCGGCACGTAACCGCATTAATTGCCGTTGCGTTACTATCCAAATTCCGCAAGTAAGCACCCTAGATTTATAATAAATTTTTTTGACTAATTTTGAAAAAAATAGAATATGGAGTTTTTATATAAGGCTGCGCCACTTCACGAATTGTTAGATGCTGATACCGAAGCTGGTATCGTTAAAGGCTATGGCTCGTACTTTGATAACAAAGACAGCGATATGGACGTTATTCGTAAGGGTGCGTACCAAAAGACAATTAAAGAGAATGGCGAAAGGGTTAAATACCTTTACCAGCACGATATGATGCAGCCTATTGGTAAAATGTCTGAACTGTACGAAGATGATAAAGGTTTAGTATTTACCGCAGAAATTCCTAAAACCCGTTTGGGTAAAGATGTTATTGAATTAATGAAAGCTGGGGTTATTACCGAAAACAGCGTAGGTATATTGCCAATAGTAAAAGAAAACAAAGGTGAGTACCGTGAACTGCGTGAGGTAAAACTTTTTGAAATTAGTGCGGTAACATTAGCTGCTAACGACCAAGCTAAAATTATGGACGTTAAAGGCGAAAAGAATTTAGAGAAACTATATGCTAGGTTTGACAACGTTGCGAAGCTTATCCGTAAGGGTGATATTAGCGATGAGTTAGGCTATGCTTTAGAGGGTGAAATATTAAAGCTAAAGGCGTTGTTTAGAAGTGTCACAGAGCCGACCGATGAGGTCACTTTGCCGACAGAAACAAAGCAAGAAGCATTTGATGTTTACGCCTACCTACTTAATAATTTAAAATAACACTTATCCAAAATGGAAGAAAACGTAAAACAACAGCTTGACCAACTTGGCAACTTAATTGATGCTAAGATTGAAAAAGCTAACGGACAAGTCCTAGAGAACGCAAAAGGACAAATCGACAGCGTTCTTAAAGGCGAAATTGACAACTTAACAAAATCGTTCAACGAGCGTGTTGATGCGATTGAAATGCAAAACAAAAAGAACCTAGAGGCTTCACAGGCTAAAAAGTCTTTCAAATCACAACTACTTGACGTAGTACGTGGTGGTGCTTTAGATTCTATGATTAAAGGACACAGCAGAGCAGCACAGTTTGAAATTAAAGCTGATATGTCTGTTGGTGCTGACTTTAGCGGTGAGGTTATTCCTGCTGACCGTGTAGCTGGGTACAAATATGACCCTGCTCGTAACGTACACATGCGTTCTATTATTCCTAACGGTACTACTTCTTCTGACGTTGTACGTTATGTAAAAGAAAGCGCATACGCTGATGGTTCTGCTGCTAAAGCTGAAGGTGCTACTTTAGGTCAATCTGATTTCAACCTAACTGCAACTGACGCTAACGTTCAGAAGCTTGGAGCCTATTTTAGAGTTAGTGAGGAGATGTTAGCTGATGCACCTGCTATTTCTTCTTACATTTCTACTCGTGCTGCTGAAAAGCTTATGACGTTAGAAGATGACCAAATCCTTAACGGAAACGGTACTGCTCCAAACCTTTCAGGTATCATTACTGATGCTACTGCTTTTGCAGAAGGTGCGTTTGCAGATACAGTTGATTCAGCTAATAGGTTTGACGCTTTAGTTGTTGCCCTTAACCAATTAGCGTTAAGCGAGTACCAAGCAAGTCAAATCATTCTTAACCCGACTGATTTCCACCAAATCCTATTATTAAAAGACACTCAAAACAATTACCTAAAAGACCAAGTTTATGCTGGTCTTGCGCCTAGCTTTATGGGTGTTCCTGTAATTGTAAACACAGCTATTGCTGCTGGTTCTTTCCTAGTAGGTAACTTCTCAATCGGTACTCAACTTTGGACACGTGATAACTTGTCTGTTGAATTCTTTAGAGAAGATGGTACAAACGTACGTGACGGATTCGTTACTGCGGTAGTTAAAGAGCGTATCGCCCTTACTAACTACTTACCTAAAGCGTTTGTTGCTGGTTCATTTGCTACTGCGATAGCTGCACTTGAAACACCATAAGAAACAATAGTTTTCTAATAGAAAACCCTGCCTAACGGTGGGGTTTTTTTGTACCCAATAAAAAAAATTAAAAAAAATTTGTTTTTTCTTTTGTGTTTTAAAAATATTTTTTAAATTTGGGTATAATTAAAAACTAAAAACAAGTATTATGAAAACTAAATTAAATTTTAAAGTATTACTAAACGGTAAGTCAGTAACATTATTTAAAGGTACAAACGCTTTAGACGCAGAACCGCTAAACACATACCTTTATAAAACAAAGCAAGAAGCAAAAGAAGTTGCTGAAGGTTTATGCCAACTAGATGCTTACTCAATGATATAATTAAAATACAGCCCCCTACGGGGGGCTTAAATAACCGCTATGAGTTACAACCAGTTTTTACATAACTTACAAAAGGCGAAACGCCAAGCGCAGTTTGAGCGTAGCCAACAAGCTAACCCTAAAACCCCAACACAATGTTCGACAAGTTTGAAAAAAAGCTAATACGCATATTAGAAATAGCAACCGTAGTTGGTTTGGCATTACTATTATTGGCGATGGGTTCATTACTAACCTACCACGTATTCTTTAAATTGATATGGAATCTGTAATTGACAAACTAGACCACCTAATAGGTTATGGCGAATGGTCAGGCAACGAGTTCGTTCGCATAATGGCAACACAAGCCAAACAAGAACTAATTAAAAACATTAACGTTAAATATGAGCAATTATGATTTACTTTTTTAAACGCCTACTTGGCAAACTATTTAAGGGCAAAAACTACTGGCAAGACAAAGCCCAAGATTACGCTGGTACTATTGAATTAATTTACGTTGAACTTGGTGCTATGACCGCAGAGCGTGAGGCACTATTGGTTGACTTTTACAGCCGAGCGGTTGTTGATGAGGAAATTTTACTAGCAAAGTACCACCAAGCGTATGAAGCCGAGGAGCGTATCCAAAGGCTGCTTAAAAAGGAGGGTATAGATATAGATAACTTTCATTACTAGATTATGGAAAAAGAAGTAACAGCACGACCTGTTCGTGATAGCAAAGGGAATATAATAAACGTTGAGTACGTAGTTAAAACGCCTAGTGGTGGCGAGGCTACGTTTAGCAGCCGTGTTTCAGCTTACCAGTTTATAGCACGGTACAATAACGAAAAACCACTATATTACGTTAAACCAAATAACTATTAAAATGAAAGAAAAAACAGGACATTACATTTTAGGCGCACTAATACTTATACTTTGGGTAAACGATGTATTTGTATTAAAAAGTGGCGTAAGTGGGTTTATTTCAACTATTCTGCTTATATTAGCGGTTAAGAATGTAGCTCATTACATTAGAAGGTAAATCATCTTCATAACGATTTGTTTTTAGTTAGTTGAAAACAGCCCCCGTAAAAAGGGGCTGTTTTTTTTTGTCTAACTTTAAGGGC